TTCCGCCCCAGCCTGTTCATTCGCCCAAGCCGTTGCATAAAAATAACACCCAGGAAAGTCCCGCGTGTATATTCTCTATAATCGTCATTTTACTATTTCCCATTTTGTAGAGTGCTTTTCCTACGTTCATCTCACTTCTTTTTCATCCTTTTCAGTTCCTTTTCCTTTTCCTCAGCTTCTTTGTTTCCCTTGACATATTTATTATGCCACTGTTCGTATGTCATGTTAGCGGGTACTGTCTCTGCCCTACCAGTGGCTGGATTCCTGGCCCTTCGCTGCATCTGAGACAATTCATCATCCGAGATATCACAGATGGTTGTGGACCGGCACCATGGATGCATAGGCGGGCAATTAAAGCCGGGCTGCTGCTCAGACACCTTAAACCGTTTACCATCCAATTTCCGGCATACGGTTGATGTCTTAAGATCCAGGGTTGCCACATAGATATATGTCTCAATGCCGCAATCCTCATAGGACTGCATTTCCATCTGGTTTGCCAAGTTGCAGGATTCAGTCCGTACCAATCTCCGGGCATTGCTGGCCCCCTGGGCATACTTGTTGGATATGATATCGGCCACCTCACTGTCAGTCCGACCTGTCACCATGTTGATCAGCAACTCCTGCTTTAGGTCCTGCGCAAGCGCCCTGGTATTATGCCAGATACGGTCTGAGTAATTGGAACCAGACCATTTGCTGTTAATCACCCGGTCTATTGCCTTGTGATCTATCACGGCGAAAGAAAAACCCAGCCCCACCCGTTGCTGGATATCAAAGATGCTCTTATAATATGCCTCGTTGGCAAGGTCTACATAATGGCTTGTGCTCCTGACCTTCTCCTGCTTATAAATCTGCTGCATGGTCAGGTCAATCTGGTTCTGGAGTTGCTGGAGCCGTTCAAGCCGTGCCTGGAATGCTGGGCTTTCCAGTTCTGCAAGGATCTCTGCCGCTGTCTGTCCCCTTCCTGGCGCCCTTAATGCCTGTTTCAATTCATCCAGGGAGGTCTTGTCCTTTAAGTCATTTAGCAGCCTGTAAGCCTCCGCATCCGTTAGATGATGCTTGCGCTTGTACCGTTCAAATATCTTATCCAACTCATGACTGATGTACCCTGATGCTTTTTGATACAGCTTTGCGATATCGTCCGCCGTATCCTCCGCAGACTGCATGTAATCAAACATCCTCTGGGCCTTCCGGCGCTCCCAGTATGACAGGCTACTCATCTACACCACCCGGCTTCTTGTGTACATCCGGTTCATCCTCATCTCCAGTTGGCGGAGTATTACTCCCAAGACCAAACATGGCCCGCTGCTGCTTTAACGCCTCTTCGGCTTCCTTTTCCACCGCAGCAACCTCCGCATCCACATCATCTACAAACGGTACCTGAGACAGCAAAGTCCTTTTGCTTATCTTTCCCCACAGATTGGAGGTAATCTGACTGATTTCCAGAAGGTTTTTAGGAAGCGCACGGGTAAATGTTGGGGTGATGCCGGATATATCAATATTTATCGCTCGGCTCTTACTCAACCATCCCGAAAACAGACGCATCCGCTTGCGTAGCCCTTTTTTGTAATATCGTGTCTTAATCTTGGTTATGTTCTCCATACCCAGCAACTTAAACTCCATTGCAACTCCAGATACATTCCCACCAAAGGATTCATCTGTCATACATGGAATGTGTGAGAATTTATGTATATCCTGCTCTACAGCTTTTTTTAATATTTCCACTCCCGTCTCATCGAATGTCCGAGTCAGATATTCCGCTTTTGCATCCTTAGGCAGTTCCAGTAGCTTATCATCCTTAAGCCGTTGTGCTGCGGTTTTTCCATCAGTATCCTTCGTATCCTCATCTCCAAGCAGGGCACCATAGAGGGCCAGGATAACTGCTCCTTATCGGTGATACGGTCGCTCATCAGTGCGTTGTATGCATCTATCAAAGGTATTTGTAGTTCAAAGTCGCCTATCGCAAGTTTATTATTCCTATATTCGATTACGGGTACCTCGTCAAAATAATGCGGTTCTGGTTCCTCCAGAAGGGACTGAGGCCCCTCAATATCGCGGATATTCAGCACATATTTATAATGCCTGGTTAGCACTGTTGCAACATAGACCATCTGATGTCTGTCACTATCATCCTTCCTCGCATAATAATAGACCGCAAATAGTTCCTTCTGCTCAATGGTGTCATCATAGACCATAAATGTGTTTTCAGGCTCCAACGTCTTGATTGTCAGGTCAGTATCGCCTTCTTCTGGATACACATATTCATAGCACCGCCCATATATAGACAGGTCAAGTCCGTTATCACCATCCGCCTCATCGGCTCCGGCAACTTCAAATGCATCCATCAGCGGTTTGATGTCCTGCTGGCTTTTGTAGCTTACGGGATTTCCGATAAAATAAGAACTGGCTGTGTCTGAAATATCCTTTGCATGGTTACAGACCAGCTTTGTCTTTCTCTTCTCACCCAGTATCTTGTGTTGTCCTTCATAATATTGTTTCAGTTTCTTTAATCTACGCACTTCCTTCTGGTGTTTCATGATTAGGGTGCGGATAGCCTGCTTATCCGGGTTAAGCTCATCCCATCCATCGTGTATGTATATATGGTAACCACCTCCTCAATGTAAACCGTAATCGGATTTCTTCCTGACCTTTGCCTTCCTGTTTGTCATTACATCTTCCAGCGCATACCGTACTGCATCAATGGTATGGTTATCCTTGTCCGGATAACTGCCTTTGAAGTTCCCATTCTTATCCTGCTCCAACTCATACCCGGTGAATTCCCTTGCGGCATTCGGGCAACGATGCTGGTCAATGATGATTTCATTGACTTCATCTGCCAGGAACTCCATTCCAAAGTCCACTGAGCCTGGCCC